ATAATGAAGAAGATTGAAGATGCATTCAATACAAACTTATTTGAAGCTTTAGGCATCCCATATAGACTTACATTTAATAGAGATGAGATACCTGAACTACAAGATGATGTATCTAGTAAGTTTGATGGTGCTAAGAAACTATATGATATGAATGTTCCATTATCTGTAATCAATGAAGTATTAGGATTAGATTTACCTGAATGGGAAGGTATGGATGAGAGACCTCAAACTCCACAACCCCAATTCTTTGATGCAGAAGGTATAGTTAAAGATGCTATTAAACAATCACATATTGAAGAAGAAAAGAGAATAGTTACTGATGAAACTCTTATAAAGATGGAATATCAGAAATCATTAGAGACTATGCTTACATATGAGAGACAATTAAATAACAATATAGTTGCATTCTTTAAAGATAAATATAAAGAGATTGAAGAGTTTATGAAAGAGGATGAAGTAAAGAGTGTAAATAAAGGATTAGTTGATCCTGATTGGATTGATAGATTTATTAGATGGATAAAGGATAAGGATTGGAGACAAGAATTCTTTGATAAGATTAAAGATCAGATACACGGAACATATGAAAGAGGTAGATATAGAACCTATTGGGGATTAGGAACAGACTTTAGTCAATCAGATTTAAAGGCTAGTACTTGGTTAGCAAATAGATCACTACTTCTTAAAGACAGCCCTGAAGAAGTAAAGAGTATATTAATCAAACACTTACAATCAAATGCATTTACTATGGATGAGATTGCTAAAGAGATTGATAAGAAATGGAATGATGCTGCTAAACATAAGTCAAAGTTGGTAGCAAGAACAGAAACAACAGCTGCATTTAATGGTGGTAGAGTTGAAGGTATGAAGGAGTTAGGTATTAAAAAGAAACAATGGGTAAATAGTGGTGATGGATCAGTTAGACCAACACACCAGATATCTGAAGTTGTACACGTTGATGAAAAGTTTTCAAATGGATTAATGTATCCAGGAGACGGTAGTATGGGAGCTGGAGAAGTATGTAATTGTCGATGTAGTATAACATCTTATTTAGAATAAAAGAAGGAGGCATCTTATATGCAAAAACAAGTTGAAATAAAAGAGTATAAAGAGATTGACGATGAAGTCATTGAAATACTTGCATCTGATGAATCAACAGATAGAGACAATGATGTAATAAAAGCTGATGGTTGGGAGTTCTCAGGTTGGCTAAGGTCTGGATCTTTATTATACGGTCATGACCCATCTAATCTACCTATTGGTTCAGCAGAAGGAGCTAGAGTAACAGATGGTAAGCTATATTTATATAGTAGATTAGCTAAAAAGGGAACATCAGAATGGCATGATACTATTAGATCCCTATTAGAACAAAAGATTCTAAAAGGTGCATCAGTTGGATTTAAGCCATATGAGTATGAGAATAATGAGTTTGGCGGTAGGACATTTACAAAGTCTGAACTATTAGAGATATCATTAACACCGGTACCTGCCAATATTAATGCACAGGTCATACTACGCGGTATGGATATATCAGATGAAACAAAAGAAATGTTGATAAAGAAACCTGAATCTATGGAAGAGGAAGAGACCTTGGATGTCGAACCTCAAGAAACCAAAGAGGATAAGTTTCTTAAACTATACAACTTAATGAAAAAAGGAGTAACACACTATGAGTGATTTACAAAACACAGATAATATTGATGAAGCAGTTAAAGACGTAAAGTCAATGACTGAAATGCAGAAACAACTTACCGAGCAGAATAAACAGTTCAATGAAAAGATGGACAAGTTTCTTGAAGCTCAAGCAAACATCAATAAAGCAATGGTTAGAGGAAATGAAGAGGAAAAAGAAGTCGGTAAGTTTTACGGCTTTACCCAAGCAAAGAATGAGATAGCACAAGGTAAGACTGCTTTATCACCTTATTGGGATCAGAAAACAACTGATAGGTTTAATCAATATCTAAATATGGTATATGAAAAGGACTATGATGGTCTTAAGAAAGAATTTGGTGATAATGTACAGACTAGCCTTTCAAACTGGACACCAACAGAGTTTAGAAGCGAAATCGTAAGACTAGCTTATCTACAATCTCTTGCTTTACAGAAATGTACTATTGTCCCTATGGGTAGAGATAAAGTTCAAATGCCTGCACCTACTGGCAACTATACAGTAAGTTGGGTATCACCTGGTGGAGCAATCACAGACAGTAAGATGGCCCCTGGATACATTGAATTGGATTCAGCTAAACTTGCTGGTCTTGCTCTTATAAATAAAGAAGATTTAAATGACAGTGCAGTACCTATTGCAACATTTATTGCTTCTCAAATGGGTGAAGACTTTGCTAAGAAGATTGATAAAGAAGTATTCCAAGGTGACGCAAGCGGTTCAGATCAGTTTGATGGCCTTGAATATGCAACATCAGTGAACACTATAACTGGTGATGTTGAAGCTGCTGCATTCTCTACCTTCCTAACTGAAGCTCATTTACTTGAAGCTGTTGGTAAGTTGGATGATAGACAGATGGCTGGTGCTGAATGGTTTATGACTAACTCAGCTTGGAATGCTGTTAGAGCTATTGAAGATGGTGCATCAAGTAAGATTATTAGACTCAATGAAGCCTATACTTATGACCTTCTTGGTTTCCCTGTAAACCGAAGAGCTGAGATTACCACTACTGCTACTGCTGAAAGAGCTGCTGCTTTCTTTGGTAACCTTAAATGGGTTTATATTGGAGATAGAATGGACTTCAACATTGATACATCAGAACATTACAGATTTGCTAATGATCAGGTGGTATTTAGAGGTATGCAGAGACTAGCAATTAAGGTTGCTCTTCCTGACAACTTTGCACGACTCGTTTTTGGTGCAGCGGAATAAAGTAATAATGGCCCTCTCTTCGGAGGGGGCTTTATTAAAAGGAGGTCTATATGGAAAAGATTTCACTATATAATGGATGGAAAAAGGATGATAAAGTGAGATTTGGAGAAGAAATAGACGAACGATCTCAAGAAAAAGAGAGAGAAAAAGTAAGAATAAAGAAAGATAAGATTATAAGAAAGATTATAACTGAAGAGGAGATTCAAAAATAATGAATGATTTTTTAATATCGTTACAAGATGTACAAAACTACCTCTTCAAACAAGGGTATAATGCCCCAACTAATATAAACTCTGATACTAATCTTCAACTATTAAGAGAAGCAGCATATGATAGAATAAAAAAGTATTTAGGATATGATTTTATATCAGCTTCATATACAGATGAATATTATAATGGTAATAGTAAGAGCTTAATATATGTAAGACATAGACCCATTACATCTCTTAATACCGTTAAGATTAATGATTCAGAATATGATGTAGATGGATTTGATGTAGTTGAAGATGGTAATGCAATATATTACAAAGATGGATACTTCCCTTATAGTATAAATAATATTAAACTATCTTATCAGGCTGGATGGACTAGAACTTCAATGCCACCATCTATAAGATTAGTAGCATTGAAATTATGTTCATTATGGTATAAACAGCAAGGTGTTGAAGGTATGACATCACAATCAAATCAAGATGGAACATCCTATTCATATGATTTTAGTGAAGATGATGTATTAGGAGTGATTTACAACTTTAAGGCGATGTCGTGGTAAAACATAAAATACAGTTAAACGATAGACAAGTAAAGCTTAGAGCAAACAAGCTTGTAAGGAAGACTCCTAAGCTGTCAAGACAGATATTGGGAGTATTAGGTGAAGCAATTGTAGCTAGAACTAATACGCATTATCTATCTGGACAAGTATTACATCGTAAAACTGGTAAGTTGGCCCAATCAGTCAACTACAAATATAATAATGATTGGTCTATTAATGTTGGATCAAATGTAGCATATGCAGGTATTCATGAACATGGTGGAGAGATATATCCTAGGACAGCAGATGCATTAAGATTTAAGACTGCTGATGGATGGGTTATAACTAAGAAGGTAGTAATGCCAAAGAGACCCTGGCTTGCTCCGTCTGTTGATGATATAATGAATTCACCTACTGCTCAGAACATTATGGATAGAGAAACTGAAAAGTGGTTAAATAAGGAGTGGGAAAAATGAATAATATAATGGAACAAATATATGATGGTATTAAACAACATATTGAGAAGTATATGCCATCATATATAGATGAATTAAATACAACTGAGGATTATCACATACCTCAGATTGAACATGTATATAGAGAGTATATAGACATATACGAACTACCTACGTACCCAGCTATTGTATTTGGATATGGCCAGATAACCTTTTCTGATAATCATCCAACAAATGCTGAGCATTGGCAAATACCGATGTCATTATATGCTGTTATGAGTGGAGCTGATAGTACTGTAGTTCATAAACTATGTGAAGCATATTCATTCTTGTTATTCTCTATATTTAGTGGAGAGGATAATGAGTATGGAATAGTAGGTATAACTGGGATTGGAATATCACCAGTAATTAAAAGACAAAACAACTTGGTTCAAGTTGGATATATAGATATACAAATAGATGTTTCTGTTCAAAGAAAACAAACTTAAGGAGGTCATATAATGGCTAATAATTCAGGAAACGATACAAAGTTTCAAATAGGATTAGAATCGTCTGAAGCATATGGAACTGCTGCTGAAGGTGCAGTACAACTAGAAATGCTTTCTGAGTCTCTAGGCGAAACACATAATACTGTTGAGAGTGATGCCCTAGTTGGGGCTGTCACAACTCCCTATTTCAACATTATTGGAAAGAAAGTAGAGGGAGATTTATCATTAGAGGTTCACCCAGATAATATAGGTACCTTACTATACGCTGCTCTTGGTGTTGAGGCTGCTGTGACAGATGTAGTAGAAGCTGGTGTTGCATACACTCATACATTTACTCCAGTCTCAGGTGGAACTTCTTTACCTTCATTAACTGCAATAGTTGATAAAAAGAGTGATATATTTACTTATGCAGGACTAAAGATTGATTCACTCTCTTTAGAGACTGATAGTTCATCTCTCCTAACATCATCTGTTTCATTTGTTGGACAAAAGGAAGAGTTATCACAATCAATTGCAGTATTATCAAACAGTGCTCTTAATCCATTTGATTTTAATACACTACAACTTTATGTTGGTACTGCTGGTTCAGAAGCTGCTACTCTTGTTG